GAGATTTCTAGGAGTAAGCGCTGTTTTAGATTTATTAAACAATCTACCTTTGGACAAATTTATAATAAAGGGGCAGCAAGTTCTATTATTAAAGAAATTTTGTGAAGAAAGAAAAAAAAGTTATTATTATAATGGCTCTGAAGATGCTGTGTATAAAAGATTACGTCTTTTAAATAAAAGAGGTCTATAATCAAATCATGTGCAGTATTGCGGGTTCGGGAGCTAAAAACCCGGAAGACGTAGAAAAAATGCTTCAGATAATGGGGCATCGTTCTCCTAACGGGGAGAATTTTTTTTATGACGAGAGGTATTGTATCGGCATGGGTCGGCTTAAAATCATCGGGGACTATACTTTTCCTTTGCAGCAAGACGGTCTGGTTCTTTCTTTTAACGGCGAGATTTTCAATTATTTGGAGCTTAGAGGAGAACTCCAAGATTTAGGACACGTTTTTTTAACAAATTCCGACGCGGAGGTTTTACTCCAATCCTATAAAGAATGGGGGATTAAGTGTTTAGATAAATTTAACGGGATGTTTGCTTTTGCTATTTATGATGGTAACAATATCTTTCTTGCTCGTGATATAGCTGGAGAGAAGCCGTTATATTTTAGGCGTAAAAACTTTGCCTTTGCTTCTGAAGCTAAGGCGCTTAATTGGGATTGTGAAGAATTAAAACCTGCTCATTATCTGATATACGACATTCCTACTAACCATATTTCCATTAAAAAGTATTGGACTCCTAAACATAGGAAGTTAATCCTAAAAGAGGCCGCAGAGGAATTGGAGTTTTTATTAGACGATTCAATAAAACTTCGTACGCGTTCTGACGTCCCTTACGGTCTTTATCTTTCTGGCGGAGTGGATTCTACCTTGATTTCAACTTTCCATAATTTTGAATACACTTTTACTTACAAAGATGGCAGTAAGGATGAGTTCTTGGAATTACTGCCAAAAATAGCTTGGCACCTAGACTATCCAATTTCTCACTTCTCGGCCTATGCTCTGTGGAAACTAGCCGAAGAAGCCTCTAAAAAGGTAAAGGTAATTTTGTCCGGTGAAGGTGCGGATGAGCTATTCGGTGGCTATATCCGTTACGTTCTTCCTAACTTTAACTATTGGGCGCGGATGAAATATCCTTCTTACTCTAAGATGTTTGAACCCGCGAAAAGCGTGAATGATTCGGGGTGGGAGGAATTCAACGGCAACCTAAGAGAGCTTTTAAGAATGGGCGATAGGATGTCTTCAGCTTTTGGGATTGAAAATAGATGTCCTTTTTTGGATAAACGCATTATTGAGTTTGCTTTTAATCTGAATAATTCTTTGAAAATAAACGGAGTGGAAACAAAAGTATTGCTGAACAAAATTTTGAAAAAGAGAAAACCTAATTATCAACCAATCGAAAAAGCTGGCTTGTTTGTTCCTGCGAATAGATGGCTAGGGGTCGAGAATGAGGGTTATGGAAAAGAAACTTATGTTAGAAAACAAAAAGAAGCCTTGGATATTGCGAAACGACGACGTGCTGATAGTGAATCCGATAACAGGGTCAATGAAGAATTGTCTGCGCATGCGCACGTTTGAAGAATGGTTTTATCATACCGATAAGATTTACGAGGAAAATAATTTGCACTGTATTTTATCGGTATTGGCGGAAGGTATAGACGCATATCCTGAATGGGTCGAATACATCAAAGAACGTAAGCACCGCTACAAGATAGAATTACATGGCTGGAATCATGCCTACCCGCACGCTATGACTGAAAATGAAGGATATGGAGTACTAGCGCACGCGAGAGAGAAAATAGAGAAGACATTTGATGTTCAGGTTACGCATTGGTACGTTCCGAACGGGAGAATGTATTTTCCAGAATGGGGCGTGAAAGTATGCGACAAATTGGGAATCCAATTCAATTCGCGTGGCGATACGCGCGACTGGTATCAGGTTCATCTGCATTATTGGAATACTAGAGATACTTTAAGACTGCAAAGAATCATTGATTCTGACATGGAAGTTTATCCGATTATTCAAACAACTGATTTAAGATGGCCTCCAATTCACGTCGTCAAATAGAGTTATGGTTAAAGACTATTGAAGTCAAAGGTTCGGTAATTGATATTGGCGGTTTGTTCATGCCAGTAAAAGGAAGGACTAAAGCGTGGGATGTAAATAAATATGTGATTGCGGATATTAAACCAAGGCGTAAGAGTATTGAGACTCATTTCGTTTGGGATTTTAATTATCCTCTAAAAGTCTATGATGAGTTCGATAATGCTTTTTTGATTGAAGTTGTTGACCACTTATGGAATCCGGTTCAGGCATTTAAAAATATAGAGTTGTGCTTAAAGCCGGGTGGCTTATTATACATTTCCTCTAATTTTTTATTTCCTCATCACATTGGCTTTGATTGTATTCGATTAACTTCAGACGGTCTTAGGAAGATTTTAGAAGAAACCGGATTTAAAGTTATAAATATACAACCTCGTTTTGCAGTAGACGATACGTTGGAAAAAGCCATGCGGAAAGAATCAAAAGTTGTTTATCAGCCCGGAGTTATTGGCTACATGTGCGTTGCTCAGAAGATATGACTGATTTAACCAAACTATCTTCATACCAAAACCCTGAAGGGCTTTTGAATGACAGGCTTGCTCCTAGAACTGATAAGCGTCTTTCCATGCTCAATATGTACGACCTTTGCAACAAAAGAAGCGTTTTGGATTTGGGCTGTAATAACGGTTACTTTGTAAGAGAGGCGTTAAAGAATGGGGCAAGACGCGCGGTAGGCGTGGATAGGTCAGACGCTATTCTAGGGGCAAGAGAGTTGGCTAAAGAACAGGGATTAAAAGCAGAATTCTGGCAGTCTGATTTGGAAGCCAAAGAGTTTAAAAGATTTTGTCCTAAATTCGAGGTGGTATTTTTGCTATCCGTAATTACGCACTTAAAAGATAAGGAAGCGTTCTTAGATTGGCTAGACGACAAAATACAATATACTTTAATCTTTGAATCAAATCACGGCGAGAAGAATAAAGCGCATATAGACTTGGTAACCAAGCATATTTATTTTGATAGTGTGGAGTATTTGGGCGCGTCTGATATTCCTGAAAAACCGCATTATCTTTGGATATGCAAAAAACAAAAGCATGATATTCGCTATCCTTACCTAAATGATTTGCCTGTTGAATTTATCCCGATAAACAAGATTATCGGATGGGATGAAGAATCTATCTTAAAGCAGGCGAGAACCTATGACGTTAAGGGCGAGGAATTTAAACGCTTGAAAGAGGATATACAAAAACGGGGCTTGCGGGAATCTTTAATCGTGGAAGATGAGAAGGACGGACATTTTAAAGGCTTTCAGGGCGGACATAGATATTTGGCAGCCAAGTATTTGGGCTATAAGGAAGTACCATGTCGAGTGCTTCGCAGGATTTATTTCAAACATTTGAGCAAGCAAGAACGTGAAACTATCAACAATTATCCCCGCCTACCGTAGGCATCCTTTAACTGTTAGAGCTGTAGAGGAAACTTTGAAATCCACCAGAGTTCCTGATGAAATTATCGTGGTTAATGACGGGGGCGACCCGATATTAAAAGAGATGTTGCCAAAAGGAAGGGGAATTATTTACGCGCGCGTGGAAGAAGATATTTTATGGAATTATAACGGGGCGTGCAACTTGGGTTTTTACTTATCGACTGGCGATGTTTTTGTTCTGCAAGATACTGACCATATCCCCTATCGGACTGCTTATGAAAATGCTTTGCAGGTTTTGGAAGAACATCCGGAAGTTTTGCGTATCGGATTTAGAAGAAGTGTTGTAAATATTGATGAAGTGATGGCAAAACCAATGGAAGAATGGACTGCAATAAAGGGTTGGGGAACGAATGTAATGGTAACTATGATGCGTCGAGAAGTGTATTTAAAAACTAAAGGACAAGATGAACAACTTTGCGGGAACTACGGATGGATGGGCTACGACTGGATGGCAAAATTAAAAAAACTGAGCGTAAAAACCAGTACGGTTAATTTGTTCTGGGCGGTAGTGGGAGATGAAGGAGAGCCGGGCATGACTAGGGGTTTGTCTTTACCGAATAGGAGAATTTATCGGAATAATGCCAAAGATACGCATATTCATTCAGGGCATGGCATTTTAAATTTTCATTATGAATACCAAATATTGTAGCATCGGAATCGTTCACTACGCACAGCAGAATACGGACGACGGCGTTTCAAGAAGTGAGCAGATGAAAGAGTCTATTCTGTCATTAAAAGAAAATACGGATTATCCTGCGGAAATAATCGTGATGGATAATGGCGGGAATCCTGATGATTCTAACTGGCTTTTAGATAAGGTGCGGGACGGTACTATTTCAACCCTGATTCGCTATCGGGAAAATATGTCCTTTGCGTTCGCGTGGAATCAGTTTGCAAGAATCGCTACGGGCGACTATCTCTGTTTTACTTGTAACGATATTCGCTATCATAAGGGCTGGCTTTCTTCTTGTGTAAATCTTTTGGAGAAATATTCCGACAGAAAATTGATAGCCGCGCCATATATTACACCTGATAAAGACAGGCCGAATTTTAATAAAGAAGTATTGGAGGACGCGCGGATAAATTCTTTGGCAGGCTCAAACTGCATGATTATGAAGTACGACGATTTTAAAACTATCGGCGAGATGCCTCAACATAGGGTGGGTGGCTCGGTCTGGCATCGTTCAATGGTGCGTGCGGGTTATTTGGTGATTATTCCTCCGACAGACATGGTAACGCATTTGGGTTATCGCAAAGGGGTGGACTGGCGTAAAGGAATTAAAGTAGAGCGTACTTTATTAAACGGCGAGAAAGTCGATTTTAGTTATGGGAATTATCGGCGTAATGTTTATCACGGCACGCAGAAAAGTGCGGGCAATCAATTATGAAATTTATTAAGTATTTTTGGGATGAAATTTTGTCGGGAATTCTGGTGTTTTTATTGCTTAATCCGATTAGTTGGATAGTTATTGGCGTAATTATTATTTATATTTTTGTATGAAGAAAATTCTTTGCACAGGAGTTTCGGGATTTTTAGGTCATCATTTTATTAAAGTCGTACAGGACAAAGGCTACTTTATAAAAGGCGTAGACAAAAGGCCAATTCCTAAAGGGCATAATAAGCCGAATTTATTTATTCAGGCTGATGTAAATGACCTGAATTATAGGGATATGATGGGCTGCGACTTTGTTGTGCATTTTGCATGGAGAACCAATATACCTGATTGTCAAAGACATCCTGAAGAATCAACCAGACAAAATATAGATATGTCTATTCATATGCTCGAACTTGCTAAAGAAGCCGGAATTAAAAAGTTCTTGTTCCCTTCTACTGCTTCTTTATACGGCAATAATCCTACGCCTTGGAAAGAGACGATGACTGCAGACCCAATCGAGCCATACTCTTGGCAGAAATTATCTATTGAACACGCCTGTAAGATGTATTCAAAAGTCTATGGACTGCCTACGACTATCTTTCGCTTCTTTCAGGTGTTCGGAGAATTTCAAAGAGATGACACGGCTTTGGCCGCCTTTATAAAAGCCAAGAAAGAAGATAGGCCAGTTACTCTGACGGAAACTACCGCACAGTCCACCTTTAAATCGGGACAAAGAGATTTTGTTTATGCCGGAGATTTGGCCGAAGCTCTGGTTATGGCGATAGAGTCGGAAAATACGGGAAAGGGGGAAATCTTGAATGTGGCTTCTGGCAAATTCAATACAATGGAGGACATTGTAAAAGCGATTGGCGCGGAAGTGGTTTGGATTCCTAAAAGGACTTACGAAGTTGAGCGGCATCTTGCTTCTGTAGAAAAAATAAAAGGTCTTATTGGCTGGGAAACTAAAACAGACGTAATCAAATGGTTAGAGGAACTTTCTTAGGTCGGGAAATGTCGCAATCGGAAGGTGAGATTTTATTCTGGGAGCGTTTTTTAACCCGCACAAATTTTAAACGTATTATTGAACTCGGCACATATAAAGGCCACTTTAGTTTTTATCTTTATCTTTACTGCATACAAAATAAAAAAGAATTTTACACTTATGATAATCTGGATTGGAAGAGCTTTGATAAAAGGGCGCACCTAAAAAATAAACTTAACTTTGATAAGTGTTTTAAAAAGGCGGATATATTTGAGATTAAAAAAGAAATCGGTGAGATAATCCAGAGGCAAGGCACGACCATTGTATTTTGTGATAATGGCAATAAACCAAAAGAATTAAAAACCTTTACGTTATATCTGAAGAAAGATGACATTATTGTTTCGCATGATTACGGTACAGAAGTGCAAAAAACAGACATTCCGAATGGGCTTGAAATTATTACTATGAGCCAAGACTCTATCTTTCTTAAAAAGGTATGAAAAGTATCTGTGTACATATGCTGGCAAGAGATAGTGATGATTTTATTGAGATTTGCTTACTGGCTGTTCTTTTATTTGTGGATAGGGTTATTGTCGTTTTAGATTCGCGTTCTAAAGACGGGACAAGGGAAATACTGAAAAGATTGCAGGAAACATACAAGCAGTTAGAGGTTGTGGAATTTGAAGTAGGAGAACCTGATGATTTGGTTAAGGCGAGAAACAAACAACTAGAATTAACTTACGAAGACTGGATATGGATTTTAGATTCTGACGAACTTTATCCGGTAGAAGTTATCAATGAAATTTTAAAAGAAATCAGAAATCCTAAAGTTGATACTTTGGCTTTAACCTCATGGGCTGTTTGGAATAAAGAGGAGTACCATGTTTCTACTAGCCGTATTCCTTCAGCTCGTTTGTTTCGTAACAGTCTTGATTTAGAGTGGCGGGGAAAATTTGGTAAAGAGAGGCTTTATCGAGAAGAAGAAAAGTTGTGGGATAAAGATAATCCCAGACCGCAAGTGCGGGTTCTTAATGAGAAATATATTCACTTCACTCATGTAAAAAAGGATAGATGGCGAGAAGAGATGGGGCAGGAACGAAAGGCAGATGACAGGAATTTAAGAAAGTTGCCAAGTTCAATTATTAACATAACAAGTAAAATTTTATGAAAAAAGTATGTAGGATGTGTAAAGGAAATAAGTTCGATAAGGTGTTGGATATGGGCTTAAATCCTTTAGTTAATTCACTTATTGAAAAAGAGGATTTAGATAAAACAGAAGCAGTCTATCCCTTGGAAGTCGTAAGGTGTCGGGACTGTTCTTTGGTACAGACTAAAAAGCCGATTGATTCGCATGAGATATATACCGCGCAAGATTATCTTTATTACACGGGCGATATGCCGACCACTGACGAATACTTCACTGATTTTGCCAAAGAACTTTCAGTAAATTTAAACCCTTCTGATTTTGTGGTTGAGATAGGTTCAAATGACGGGACAATGTTGAAGAATTTTCCTTGCATAAAACTAGGTGTTGACCCTTCGACCAACGTTGTAATCAGAGCATTAAAAAACGGAGTACCCACTCTTTCTGCTCCATTTAATGAAAACAACGCGAAGAATATCGCAAGAGAATACGGAAAAGCCAAAGTAGTCGGCGGAGCAAACTGTATCGCTCATATAGATGACTTGGATTCTTTAATGAGAGGAGTGCAGGTTCTTTTAGCTGATGATGGCGTATTTTGGGTGGAGTGTAATTATTGGGGCGGAATGGTTAAGAATAAGAATTATGCTCTTGTTTATCATGACCACTTTTCTTATTTCTCTTTAAAAAACTGGGTGGACTATGCCCCTAAGTTTGGCTTGAATGTTTTTGATGCCTATGTAACCGAAGCGCAGGGCGGTTCTTTAAGAGTATTCATGGCTAAAGATAACCGCAATCTTTCAGAGCGGTGCTCCGGACTTTTTGAAGAAGAAGAAACTATTGGAGTTAACACTTTAAAAGTCGCCAAACAGTATGGAAAAGATTGCCAAGAGGAGGCTAAAAAACTTTATGGAGTAGTGGAAGGATTAAAGGCAGAAGGAAAAAAGATTGCGGGATATGGAGCGGCGGCTAAAGGGGTTTCTGTTCTAAAACTAGCTAATATAGACCAAAGTCATATTGATTATTTCGTGGATGATTCTCCGGCTAAGCAGGGAAAATATACGCCCGTTGACCATATTCCTGTCATTTCTAGGCAAGAAGCCGAATCGCAACTTCCTGATTATTTCTTTATACTCGCACATAATTATGCGAAACTTATTATAGAGAAAGAAAAAGGCTTTCTCTATAAAGGTGGAAAATTCATTTTAGTAGATTCATCTATCGTAGGATAAATATACGGCTCTATCAGTAACGGGTTCTGCAAGTGCCGCAACTGGCGGCGCGTCAACAACACTTACATATTCAGTCACCACAGTTTCTGGTGACGACTTGTTAGTTGTTAGTGTGGGAGGAAACACAGTAACGGGCGTCACTTTTAATGGCGCGGCTTTAACTTTAGCGATAGAAAGCACTACGGGTTTTAGAACGAGTTTATGGTATAAGGCGAGTCCTTTTATCGGCACGGCAGATGTGGTTGTTACCCAAACTTCGACTTGGGAATTGGCTTCGGTGGCAACCAGATTTTCTGGTGCGGATACTACTTCTCCTATAGGAGGAACGGCTACCGCAGAAGCGGAAACTGTAAACGTAGCAAGCACTACTTCAGGGAATATAGTCATTGATTCTATTCGAGAAGCTGACCCAGCTATTACTGTAACGGCGGGGGCTAATCAAACTGATAGGGGAAACGTAGCTACGGGAACGGGTACGGGTAAATGCAGACACGCTTCTTCTACTGAACCTGCTGGCGGGACGATTACAATGTCTTGGACTCCTTCTGCTTCTGATAACCCTACGATTGTCGCGGCGGAAATTGTCGCGGAAGTTGTGGCGACAACGACTTCATCTTCAACAACTACTTCTTCTACTACCACCTCAACTACCACATCAAGCACAACTTCTTCGACTACTTCCAGCACCACTTCAACCACTACTTCCACTTCCACCACTTCTACCTCTTCTACAACTACAACCTCGACAACATCTTCCACAACGACTTCATCAACAACAACCTCATCAACCACATCAAGTTCAACCACAACACAACCTCCAACGACCACTTCTTCTTCCACCACCACTTCATCAACCACTTCCAGCACGACCAGCACTTCAACTTCTACTACAACTACTTCGACTTCAACAACCACATCTTCAACGACTTCTTCAACCACTTCAACCTCAACTTCAACCAGCACAACATCTTCCAGCACATCAACGTCCACCACAACAAGTTCATCAACGTCCACTTCTACGTCAACTTCAACAACTTCTACCTCAACATCAACATCTACATCGTCTTCTACAACTTCATCTTCGTCTTCATCAACTACGACGGCGTTCCCTTTTCTAATTCCTGAATTAGAGATTTTTCCTTTTGTGCCAATTTTAGAAATTAGCGGACAGATTTAATGACTTTCAAAGAAGATAAACGACTTAATATCTTTTCTGAAAAAGTAGACCGCTTTGAAAAAGTGGATATTTCCTCTTTACCAGAAGGAGGAATTAATAAAATAGAATTTCTAAAAAACGAACCAAAAGTCGTTTTTTCTAAATGGAACGGCGAGGTTCAACTCGGCATGAAATATGCAAAAATTCAGGCCGTAGGAGCGCGTTCTCTGAACAACCGAATTGAATATAAAGACATCAAAGAAGAAATGCACGCTTATCCGTTAGAAAAAGGGGAAGGAATGGAAGATGGGGGTTTTGAGATTGAAATTGTATTGAAAGACAAACCCGACACTAATACATTTGATTTCACGATTGATGGGGCAGAACAATTAGACTTTTCTTATCAACCTTTTTTGGCGAACTTAGACCTTGACGGTTCTACTTGGGGAGATAACGGGCGTGGAGGAATTGCCAGAAGGTTGGCTAATGTAAATGGCTCTTATGCCGTCTATCATAAGACAAAGGCAAGCCATCAAATAGGAAGCATTAATTATGCCACCGGCAAAGCTTTTCATATTTATCGCCCAAAAGCATTTGACGCAAACGGAAAAGAAGAATGGGCGGAGCTTTCTTATGTAAATGGAATGTTAAGCGTCACTGTTCCACAGAGTTTTCTTGATAGCGCGGCCTATCCAGTAAGAGTAGACCCGACATTTGGGAATACTTCAATAGGCGGTACATCTTCAGGGGCATATATCGGCGCAAATGAATTTGTTGCATTGGTTGCGACATCGCCATCTGACGCAGGGGGTGCGGTATTAGATAGTATTTCTTATTATGGTTACCACTCCAGTTCGGGAAATCTCAAGGCTGTTATTACTAATTCTTCAGGCACTATTTTAACTAATGGCGTGGGGGGTATTGTTGCGGTAAACACGACTCATCAATGGAGGACAGCTACTTATACTACTAAACCCACTCTTGCCGCTAGCACAGGTTATTGGCTAGGTGGTGTAGCGACTGCAGTAGAGACCCAATTTTACTATGATGCCACTGGCACACAAAACCAACCATACGATGATAGTAATAATTATACTACACCAACTAATCCCACAGATGCCACTATTTATGACAGTTACAAATTATCCATCTACGCTACATACACAGCCTCAGGAGGAACTACTACAACCACAAGTTCTACAACTACGTCTTCAACTACGACATCGTCTACCACAAGTTCTACAACTACGTCTTCAACTACGACATCGTCTACCACAACTTCTTCTACCACATCTTCAACTACAACCAGTTCGACCAGCACTTCTACTTCTACTTCGACATCGACAACCACAACTTCCAGCACAACAAGTTCTTCTTCATCTACGACAACTAGTCCGCCGACTACTAGTTCTTCCACAACTACTTCATCTACTTCTACTTCGACTACCACTTCTTCTTCAACAACAACTACCAGCACTAGTTCGTCCACTACTACTACATCCACTTCAAGTTCATCAACTAGCACCAGCACCTCGACTTCTTCAACTACTACTTCATCTACGACTTCGTCTACAACATCTACCAGCACTTCTACTACCTCTACATCAAGTTCTACTACAACTTCTTCCACAACAACTTCAACCTCAACATCTACTACAACTACTTCAACTTCTTCTTCGTCCACCACAACTAGTTCAACCACAAGTTCTTCGACTACGACCACTTCTACTAGCACTTCGACTTCAACTACTACAAGTTCTTCTTCCACCACCTCTTCATCAACTACAACTCAATTTGGAAGCTCAACTACTTCTTCGACAACCACTTCCTCGACCACCTCTTCCACCACCTCTACTTCCACCAGCACTTCAAGTTCTACAACTTCTTCTACGACCTCGACCACTACTTCTACTACCACAAGCTCTACAACAACTTCTTCCACTACTACAAGTTCTACTACCACTTCGACAACCACATCTTCTACGACAACAAGTTCGACAACAACTAGCACCACATCAAGCTCTACAACTACCACTTCTACTTCTACCAGTACCTCTACATCGACGAGTACAACTTCTTCAACCACAACAAGCACTACGACTTCAACGACCTCATCTACTACTTCGTCAACAACAAGTTCAACGACCAGTTCGACTACGTCATCTACAACTTCTTCCACAACATCAACTTCTACTTCAACTACGACATCGTCTACCACCACTTCAACAACTTCTAGTACAACCTCCAGTACAACTTCTTCTACAACATCATCCACTACTTCTTCGACAACAAGTTCCACAACTTCAACTTCAACCAGTACAACAACCTCAACAACGACTTCCACAACATCTTCCTCGACTACTTCTTCTTCGACCACGACGCAGGCTGGCGTTTCTACTACTTCAACCTCAACTACATCAACTTCTACTACGACCTCAACTTCTTCTTCCTCCACTTCTACGACCACAACGCAACCATCAGTAACTTTTGGAGGTTTGTTTACGAAACGTGTTTATTCTTCCACCCTTCAGGATTTTGTTTATATAAATTATCCTTAATATATGGACTTGTACGAACTTAAAGAAAGACGGACATATAATTCCAAAACGTATTTAAAACCAAACGGCGGACTGCGTACTGAATTTCACGTGAAACCTATCCATTATTTAACCCAGAATAATGAATGGCGGGATTTATCTGAAATCACTCATTATTTCGGCAATCATAAAATCATCCTTAAAGAAAATTGGTATGAATATCCAGTTCATTACGGATATTTACGCTGGCTAATCCAAAGAGCCAATTTAATTAAAGGCGGGGTTAGTGTCGGAGCGTTAAAAATCCCCTTGCTTCTAAATACTACATCCACTTTTTTTCCTGATGCTAATCCCGAATCCACTTCAGTTGACGGTCATGTAGGGAATAACCCAGCAGGTCTTTCTACATGGGATGAAATAAGGACAGATGATTTATCTGGACTTTATAGAAATGAAAGCTCAACAACAATGGAAGTGCTGATTGAAGGCGGAAGTAGCTCTACAACTTTTGATGATATGCGTCGTTTGATTTTTTTGTTTGATACTTCCGCGTTAGGCAATTCAGATACAATAAATTCAGCAACTATAAAACTTTGGGGGAACAATGTTATCAATGACCCCAATGTAGGAAATGGATTGGATATTGTGGATTCTTCTCCGGCTTCTAACACAACGATTGCTGCGACTGATTACTCTAACGTGGGGACTACACTGCAATCAGATTCCATTGCGCTGACTGCCATAGTTACGGGAGCATACAACACTTGGACTTTAACAGCTACGGGTAGAGGTAATATCTCTCTTACCGGAGTGTCTAAATTCGGATTAAGATTTGATTCGGACAGAACAAATAATCCTGATTCTGGTCTTTCTGGAGGAAAGGTTATCAGCGTATCTGTTTTCACTGCTGACGAAACAGGCACGACCAAAGACCCGCTTTTGACTGTTGACCACACCTCTCCTGCCACTACCACTTCTTCTTCAACCACTTCGACTTCAACCTCAACAACCACCTCAACATCAACCTCCACTTCATCTTCTACAACAACAACTTCAACTACCTCATCTTCTACCTCTTCGACCACAACTAGATTCACTTTAACTTCAACTTCTTCGACAACCACTTCCTCGACCACCTCTTCCACCACCTCTACTTCCACCAGCACCTCAACCACATCTTCTTCTACGTCGTCTTCTTCATCTTCTACGACTACTGGGTTTTATACATTGAAACCAGAATTGGAAATTTTGCCTATCACCCCTATACTTAATATTAGGAGGACTTATCGTTCAGCAGACTAATTCTTATGTTATTAAAATGTTTTAATCAGGCGTTAGTTAGAGATAGTGAAAAAACTTATTTAACTGCGGCGGCAACTGCGGCAGATACTTCTTTGACAGTTGTTTCTACTGACCTCGCGCCCGCAGGCGCAAGCTCAAACACTTGGGCGAACAATGATTATATGATTATTGGTGAAGTAGGTTCAGAAAACGCCGAAGTTATGCAGATGGCGGCGGCGGTAACTTCAGCTACTTCTTTGACAATAGACCGAGAAGGACAGGCTGGAGGGTTAAGGTATAATCATTCTTTGGGAGAGCCTGTATATAGAATTGCTTTTAATCGCGTTGAATTCAGCCAAAATTCAACTGACACCACAAGCGGGGCAACGGTTTTAACCACTATTCCCTTGCAAGTAGATGACCTATTTACCCGCTATGAAGACCAATCTAATACTACAGGCTATGGTTTTGTCCGCTTTAATAATGAAACTACAGGCGCATTTTCTTCGTATTCGGACGGGGTAAATTATGATATTACAGGTACCTCTTCTTCAAGGGACGCAAGAACTCTGGGAGCTATGCGTAGGAAAATCAGAGAATTTATTGACGAAAAAGATGAAACTAAAATAACCGACCAACAAATTGATGACGCTATCAACGACAAGCAACGGGATATAGCTCATATTACGCTCTGGTCTTTTTATGAAGTAGAAAGGACTTTTTCTTCTGTAGCTGACCAGTTTGCTTATGATATTCCTTCCACCGTACAGAAAATCTACAATACTCAATTTGATACCCAGCCTTTAGTTTGGGTGAATTTTGAGAAATGGAAGCTATTTCATTGGGATAGGGACGAATCAGTAACCGACCCTTCTCATTTTTGTATCTGGAATGGACAATTATTATTCTGGCCTCGTCCTTCCGCGTCCGCTTCCACCACCACTTTAGGAGCGGCTATTTCATCCGCTACAGCTACTACGGTTACGGTGGCTTCTACCACTAATTTTAATCGAGGAGATTATTACCGCTTTATTATTGATTCTGAAGTTATCTATGCCACAGCTTCTACTGCAACCACGTTTACAGGGTGTCTAAGGGGTAGGGAGGGAACAACCGCCGCTACGCATTTAAACGGAGCGACAGTTACAGAAAGAGATATTTCTTATACCGGACACGCTGAACCAACCAATTTGATTGATACGCAAGATAGAACTTCAATACCTGAACCGGAAGTTTTAACTTACGGAGTTTCTGCTGACCTTGCCTTGCAGTTGGACAAGGAAACTTTGCATGACAGGTATAAATTAAAATATGACGAAAAGGTTAAATCATTAAAAGAAAAGTATTCACTTAAACAAACATCACAGTTTGGCAGAATAAAGGATGTTTATGAAGTAACTGGAGAGGCGATGATTGGTATTAGCAATCCTAATTTGTTTCCGAGGTCAATTGGTTAAGAACTACATGAAACCCTTTTTTTCTTCCCTGTATATAATGATTCCAGCAAAGCCCTTTAGACCGAGAGTCTTTCCCACAAAGACAATTAGTTTGTATTTTATGATGATGCGTGGAGTGCCAAGATTTAGTTACTACTTTAAGATTTTGAATACGGTTATCCAGCGTATTCCCATTTTTGTGATGGACAATTTCACCCGGTGTCAAAAATCTTTTAATGTGTTTTTCAATAATCAATCTATGCTCACGCACATAGCCAGTTCCGTTGGCATAAGGATGTTTAGGTTGATGAATAAATTTATAACCACTACGAAAAGATACTCCTCCTTTCCACCAAAGACTTTTTTCTTGACCCATTACAATTTTTTGCCATTTATGTCTACAAACCTTAGAGCAGACCAATCCACGTCCATGTTTAAGCCTGAACGCTTTAACTTGAAATTTTCTTTTACAAACTTTACAGATTCGATTTACACACTCCATTACCCCAATAGTATACCCATTATAAAAAGCAATCAATGATTAACTAATGGCAACAAGACCGTTAAATGATTTTGGGGTACTAAATTTCTCTGGCGGGATTCACAGGTCGGATAAATCCGAATTTGAAAACGAAACAAATGAATTAAGGGACGCTCTGAATATCGAAATAGACAATCGGGGCAGGTTAAGGAAAAGGAGAGGTTCAGTACAATTCGGAAACACTCTAGCCGGAACCATAGGAAGTTCTCATTCTTTTGCTTTGACTATCTCTGGAAATAGCCAGCCGACTCGTCATTTTATATTTGCTAGGGAAGACGCGGGCAATACCGATATAAATCGCTTTTTCGGTACAAGGCTGACCGCTAATGTCGCTGTTGGAGACGCCACAATAAACGTGGGTGATACCACTAATTTTGACGCTTCAGGAACTATAGAAATTGAAGGGGATTTAATTACTTATAGCGCAAAAGGGGCAGGGACTTTTACAGTGTCTGGCGGAACAATTACTTCAGCTCATTCCTCTGGCGCGGCAGTACATCAGATTGATTCAATAGACAGCACTAATTTCGCAGGACAACAGGGAGTCTATTACGCAATCCTAAATAATTTATTGGTAATTAACGCCCGTACCTCCATTTATACATGGGACGGTACAACCATGAGTTCGGCAACCACTCCGCCTAACGGACTCTTTTTAACTAATTATAAAGACCGAGTTTATGTGGCTGGTTCTGGAATCTCTGGAACGAACAGTTCTCCCATCCGAGTTTCTTATTCTGACAGGGGCGACCCTGCTAATTGGAACGCTGACGGTTTTTTTGACGTTGAAGACCAGTACGGCGAGATTATAACTGGGCTGAAAGACTATAAAGAAAACTTGCTTATCTTTAAAGCTAATTCCACTTTTGGCTATAATCTTTCTTCTTTAACTCAATTAGATTATAAAGTTGGCGCGTATAATCATAGAGTTGTAGAAGAAATAAATGGTTTTTTATACACTTTTTGTGCTTTAGGAATTTGGGAAGGAACAGGAGGACAATGGAGATTGATTTCTGAACCAGTAAAAGAATATATAGATAACTTTGTTCCTAAATATGATACTTCGCAGGCAAGAGTAATAAATAATACATTTGCGGGAAGTTTTGATGGCAAGTATTTTTTGTATATAGGAAATATCACCCAACCAGAAACTAGAAACGACGTTGTTTTGGTCTTTGATACAAAGACGCGTTCTTGGTCAACGTATGATGGATTTACGAATTTATCGCATTTTGGTTCGTTTAAATCCGTACCCTATGGAACTGGGACTGTGCAGGGGACGGGAAATTACACTACTCAAAAAGATTTTTTAGTATGGGGTAATACTTCAGGCCAGCTTTTTAGAATGTTCTCAACAAGGCATTTAAACTCTAATGCGACTATTGTAGGCGGAGATGTTTTTCAAGACAGGATTTCTAATACCGGGTCTGCTGTTTCGGCTAAATTTGAAACCCCAATGTATGACATGAATTCTCCGCATATCATTAAATCTTTTGGCTTTCTGCAAGCTCTGGCGGAAAAGGGCAGGTGGCAGATTGATTGGCGGGTAGAAGATAGGAAAGGAATTTCCGATTATAAAAGTCTTGGTTTCGCCGAGAAAATCAACAACTACCTTCCTTTACCAAGAGAGGCTAAGGGGTATCGTATTGGTTTTAGGGTAACGGAAAATTCAAGCGTAAATGCCCCTGTATTTAATGGTTTTATTATTTCGGACATTAAAACCGATACAATTAAATGAAACCGCGATTTGAATTAAATAAAGTAAGACCTAAAACGCCTGAACCGTTTGATTTCAACAAGCCTGAAGAAAATGCCAGAGAATTGTTCCTGATAAAAGATTCTTTTGCTACCAGAGGAATTAAGCAGGAATTTACAGAAGTAGGAGAAAGAGTGCCTACAGGCATGATAAATATTGTGAATGATACGGCAGCTTCCGATTTATCCAATACGGTTACAGAAACCACCCTTAAATCGAAAAAATTGTTTTTTACTCCCTTTATTCGTTCCCGCGCTTTTGTAATTAAAGCTCTGGGGACATATTCTACTGTTTCAGGAACGCCTACTTTTACTTTAAGATTTAAGGCATTAGAGGGCGGGAGTTCCGCTACAACTCATCACACGATTACTTCTACAGCAGGACAGGTTACAGACTCCCCTTGGTCAGTAGAGTGGATTATGACCGTACCTACAGTCGGAACTACTGGAACTATTGAATCCCATTTAGAAGCTAAAATAAATAACGTGAATAAAGATACGGGCAGAACCGGAGCTTTAACGTTTAACACTAATGCTATGCAGGAGTTCAGGATTACAGCCCAATGGTCAGGAGCAGACGTGAACAATGTATTAAAATTAAGACAGTTTTTAATTTTTCTCGTATAATAAATAATATATGGCAGAAACGTATTTAAATACCACAACTTCCATAGTTGATTATCTGAAATCAAAAGGACAAGATTCCAGTTTTCCAGCACGAAAGAAACTCTATGAAGAATCGGGTTTGGCCGATAGACTTGGCCAGTATACTGGAAGCGAATTTCAAAATCCTGCTTTGCTTAAACAATTAAATACTCCTACGCCTACGCCAACTCCAACACCAACAACTCCTACTGAAACACCTCCGCCAACAGGAGGGACAGCTACTGGTGCGGTAGAAACTGCCGGCGGAGGTGATGAATCGGGTTTTGGTAGTATTAAATCTCCTGAATTCAACGCCACCTCTTTTATGGAGCAGTTTAATAAAATACCTTCGGCATCTGATGCTCTGGCACAAGTGGAATCTTCTCCACAATTTAAACTTTCCAAAGAAAGAAATGAAGCGCAAATAGCATTATCTACTGCAGAATCTGAAGCACAAAAGGCGCAGTTAAGTACACAGTTCGCGCAAGACGTAGAGGCATATAAGCGTAAATTCGAACAAGCCGGATTATTCTTTTCCGGAGATTTAGGAGTTCAAATAAAATCATTAAGTGATACTTTGGCGGCTTCCAGTTTGGGTGTAGATAGAAAATTGGCAGGTATTTTGCTAGATGCTAATTTTGATATGCGTAAGCAGGTACTGACTGATGTAGAGCAGATTATAAATACAGCCATAGGTCAAAATGATAAAGCTAGAGAGAGCGCATTGAAACAATTAAATGAAGCTGGCTTAACTATTGTTGGCAATAAACTCGTTCCGACTTTAGAAGCCCAAAAAGAATTCTTTGACCAGAATATGGCGATGATGAAAGAGGCCAGAGAGTCGCGCAATATGGAATTAACTCAAAAATTGGCGTTAGCTTCTTTTGACCAAAGACTAAATGAATTTGATGCTTTAAATACACAAAGAAATGCTTTAAATGCTATGTCCATTGAGAGATTAAAAATAGCACAAACAAATGCGTACACGTCGCAAGAAAGAAACGCAATTTTAAATCAAATTCGTGAAATAAACCTTATGAATATGACTGCGGTTTCTCCTGGTCAAGTGGTTAATGCTCAAAATGGGTTACCTGCTAAATTAACGGACGTACAAAGAACAAGATATGCAGGTTATGACCAATTTATAAATTATTTTGTACCTAATATACAGACACTAATTAACAAAGTTCCTACGGGTGGAGCGGTTGGTAGACTTATGACAACAGTACAGGATAAACCAGTCGGTCAAAGAGGATTAAATCAAGACCAAGAACAGTTTTTGGTTATGTTAGGCGATATGAATAATACCCTTCTTTACTTGCGTTCAGGTAAACAAATAAATGAACAAGAATTTGAACGTTTAAAGGCGACCCTACCAAGTCCGAATAAAACCAACGAGCAGAATCGTATTGATACAACCACGTTTTATAACACAATGAAGAGTGCCTATGAGAGGGAACTGAAAATATCCGGTTATACTATCGCTTCGGGTGTGGCTACGGATGTTAATGTTTTAAGTGAAGTTGCGGACAACGCAGAAGCAGAGCTTGGCGATGAAGAGGCTTACCAACTTTATCTTCAGGAATCACAATAATGCCATTACAATTTGAAGAATTTAAAGCATTAAGAGCTAAAGGATTAACCATAGACCAGATTAAGCGTTTTGAAGCTGGTTTTGTTCCACCTGGATTTGAACCACCCAAAACAGGTTACCAGAAATTTGGCGAAACATTGGGAGACTTTTCCGCAGGAGCAGTTAAGGGATTGATTGAATCTGGCAGAGGCATTGCTAAACCGTTGCAAACAGGAGGGCAAAAACTTCTTGCAGCCATAGACCCAACAGAAAACTATCAGCAAATAAGAGCTAGAACGGGCTTGAAGTCGTTAAAACCCGAAACTTCCGAAGGAGCTTTTGTTGAGGAACAACTTAAATCTCGTAATTTAGCAGAAACTTCTGGAAAGGTAGCAGAGTTTGGGGCTGAATTATTTGCAGGGCCGATTAAAAGTGTTCTTTCAGCTAAAGTAACTCAACAGGCGATGGATAGAGCGGCACAATCGTTAGTTAATTCTGCTACTGGTCGTGGCAGTAAAGTCGCAGGAGATGTAGCAAGGGAGTTTCCTATTAAAGGTGAGGCGGTTACTTCTTATGCTCGTAAGTATTTAGACGCTGGTAAATTTTTTGCTACTCCAAGACAGGGAGTTAAGGTCGCTACCAATGTCTTAAAAAAGACAGGGGAAGGTTTTAATAAAATAGCCGCCAGTGATGTAGGTTCAAAAGTAGTTAATTTGGGCGATGATGTTTTGGGTACGCTGAATGACGCGAAAAGGTCATTTAGGACAATTTTAGGTAAAGGAGATGAGCTGCTTGGAGCGATTGATGATGCTATTAAAAATGGAGGACAGATGGCGTGGAGAAATGCTTTAAAGTTAAAGCAGTTAATCAATAATAAAAAGCTACCGACAACTGCCTTTAAATTTGATGCAAAACTTTCTGGATTAAATACAAGATTACAAGACGCGGCAATAAAAATATCAGACGTATTAGATTCAGGAGCTAAAGGAACAGAATTCTCTAAATTAAATGCGACTTATAGCTTGTTTAAGCAAACAAGAGACCAACTAATAAAGGTAATTGGACATAAAGGAACAAGCGTAAAGACTATTGGAGACGTAATTGATAGAGCAATACCGGACTTTATTTCTACTCCAACGAAATTGGGTGCAGCAAAAAGCCTAGACTATATCAGGAAAATCACTTCAGGAGCGCGATGATGAATATTATAAAAATGATTATTAGAAACGTTGTCATATAAGAATCCCACAAAAACTTTCCCGACGTCGTTTTTTCTTAGCTTGTTCTCTATTTTAAAGTCAAATCATGTAATAATTAAGTTATGCCAGAAGACCAAAATAATTTTTACCGCAGTCAATTCTTTCAAGAGCTTGATAAAAGGTTCAGCAGAATGGAGGAACATCAGATTAACGAGGATAAAGCTAATAAAGAATTTAGAGCGGAAGTGGAAAGAAGGTTTGATACTATAGACGCCAAGCTGAATTATATTTACGCTTTTGCTGGAGGAATTAGTATAGCTTCAGTATTTGTAATTGAATGGGTTAAAAAGAAAATGTTTTGAAAAGAAAAAAGCCTCTTGGCTATTTTTTGCATATGGGAGGCTCGAAAAGAATGATATAAGGCAGGGAAAACCATTATAATTATTCATTTTTAGATTCATAGTTGAGTCTCAAAAGTCATCACTAACTTTCAGACTATGGTCAGTATATCATAGTACCTTAGACAAGTCAAATATTAGGGAAGGAGGGCGAACCAATGGATGAAATAACTGTTTTGATTTACCTGATTGGCGTAATATCGGGACTTCTCCTGTTCGGAGGCAACCAATGAAGATTTACTATGAATTTGTCTATTGGTGGCTCTGCCTGAAAACAGAAATTAAACGCCGTTGGAAATATCGGAGGCGTACCAATGTCGCACGGAGATAGAAGATGCCCAAGATGCGGCGAACCTATCGCAGAAGACTTTTACTGCACTTTTTGCGGGTATGTGCCAACGAGGGGAGGTGGTCATGGCTTACACCCACTTTGCAAAGATGAAGCCATCCTGCATAGGAAGCTCTGCATAGACGCGAATAAGAAACGAAGAATCCTCCCCGCCGAAACCGTCAGCCGATGGTTCGAACTCCGCTAATAGCCCCGCCAAAAGAAGGTGCGCTTTCCATTTGTGGAATCAACGCACCTTCGCCATTTAAGGTTGCTGAAAGTCTGCTTATGAACAGTCAATGGTATTAGTAATGATATAATAAATATATGAACATAAAGAAAATAAATATTGCTACGGACAACTATGTTATAGGAAGAAACGGGTATATTCCTGAAGCTATAGTTATTCATATTATGCAAGGCAGTTTGACTGGAACTGACGGTTGGTTTCAAGGGCAGAATATTAAGAACGGCATTTATTCATCTTCACATGAGGGAATAGGTAAGAATGGAGAAGTGCATATCTACGTCAACCCAGACGATACTGCATATCATGCAGGACGAATCAATCAACCTATCTGGGCAGGAATTAAGAAAGCTATATGGGGTTCATACATTAATCCCAATTACTACACATATGGCATTGAGAATGAAGGCTTCAGAGGTGAAACGTGGGCAGAAGAACAAATGAAATCTTTATGCCAACGAGTCAAGGAAATCACTACTAAATATAATATACCTGTCACTAGAGCTAACATTATTTCACATCACGAAATTACTGCCGATAAGGAAAATATGTCGGCATGGTGCGATGAAATAGTTAAACGGCTAACACAGCAAACTCCCCCATCATCAGCAGTAAATAAAGAAGAAACAAAGAAGCAAATTAAAGATTTGGTAGATAAATTATAAGATTAATCGTGCCTTATTTTATTCAGATGTATTCATTTAAGACAACACCGTGAATAAAATTTCCAACGAATTACATCCTCTTATTATTGACGGTAAAGAAATATGGACAGACGTGCCGCAGGATTACAATATGCTTAAATACCGGATGTCTAAGCAAAAGGTCGTGGAAGATTTAATTAAAAAACAAAAACGTGTTAGACAAAATAATCGCAATCGCTTCTTCGGTTAGGTGGTGGGCTGTAGTCATCCTTTTGGGTATTGCCGTCTGGCAAGCCCAGACTGATGTTTATACCGCTATTCAGTATCTGCTCGGAATCACAGTTGGAATAGGCACAGTGGACAGATTTGCTGAAAAGATGATAAGTAAATAAATACCTTGACCGAATAAAAAATAAATAAGGATAATTAAAGAAGTCGTGTGTTAAACCACACGATTTCTGATTTTATGAAGAAAAAGACATTTATCCTGATTATCTTGATTGTGATAGGAAGCCTATTCCTAGTCCCCCTTATTGCTCATAGTATTTACTTATTGTCTAATCAGAAAATAGCTGATTCTACTGATTTTATAGCCTATGCAAAGACGGAAGAAGCTCCTAAAACAACGCTAGACGCACTACAATCGCTTATAACGAAACTATTTGGAAAAGACGTAAATATAATCAATAAGATAATTTCGTGTGAATCTGGCTGGAATCCACAAGCCAAGAACGCTTTTAGTTCAGCTAAAGGACTGATGCAAATAATTGACGGAACTTGGAACGCCTACCAGTGCAAAGGTGATGTCCTTGACCCTATTGACAATCTGAATTGTGGTAAGAAAATATATGATAAGGAAGGCTTGAATCCTTGGTCAAGTTCAGCCGCCCAATGTTGGCTTAATTAAAAATAAATGTCTGAAGAAGATTACGATTCAGTTGATGAGAATGACATTGACGAAATTCTCATAGACGATGAGGAAATAGACGAGGAGGAGTAATTATTTTACAACCGTATAGCTAATCTCTGGCCGCTCTTTTAATATTGTAAGTTCTAAAGCGTCTCTTTTCATTTTCCATACTTCAGTTTCAAAACCTTTTACCTCTACCCATTCAATAGAGTTGTCATTATGGGTTACTTCAAAATCAACGTAATAGTTGCGCCAATGTTCTCCATTTATACGAATGTCTATTTTAACTTGCCTTTTCCAACTTTTTATATCTTTCGCCTTGATTCTAAGGTCAAGCTCTTGTGCATAGGCAGCTTCCTTTTTGGATTGGTAAATAATTCCATTGTAAATACAAGAAGTGGCGTGATATTTATTCTGTCTTTTATGAAAAATAATTATCCTCCTGGGTTTAGAGTTCTTTGTCATAACTGTAATTTCGCTAGCGGCCATTACGCACAATGCCCTCATTTAAATCTGCGGTAAATTATTCTTATCAAATTCATCTTTCTTATAAACAAAATCCCAAAGTTTTTCTTTTATGAATTCTTCTAATTGAGGTTGATATTTAGAATTTCTATATGCTTCTTTAGCTATTTCAGATGAGTTTTTTAAAAGATTAAGCCAAGTTGGGTGAAACACGAGCATTGAAGAATTCTTTGCATTTAGCATTTCGAGATTCATTTTGTCCCAAGGACGTTCAACTATTATTTCATTAAAAGTTTTGGTTCTTCTTTTTTCAATTTCCTCTCTTCTGGGCCGATGTTCTTTTGCGCTTCTTTCCATCATTCCGTCTATAACTTCTTTTCTGCCCCTTCTTAAATAGTTTATATACGTTCTTTCTCTCCAATCATCGCAACCTAGAGCATATGAACAACCTAAAACATTTTCTATATAATCGTCGTGCGTCCAAGAATATCCTCTGCCTGAAGCTAAGTGGTAAGCAATACAACGAGGCTCTGCGGCGACCGTTGAACCATACATCCACCAAAGCATATCTGTAAAAAGTTCCCCTCCGCCGTAGGTGCGGTGAATGTCGGGATAACCGCCGAAATCTAAAAATTGTTTTCTTTGAGCAAATACTGAAGCATGACCTTGTGCGGGAACATAAAACCAATGATTATTTATTGGTCTGTAATTATTCCAAGTCCCCTTCCATTCCTCCCCGATTTTTAGGGTATATTGTAGTCCTGTCCGATTATCATTTTCATCTTCAGCAAAAGCTCCCATCCAATTCAATCCACCGTGAACCAACCCACCAGATTCTTCGCAGGCCTTCAGTCCGTATTTAAAAAAGCCAGGAGCATACGCCATATGAGCATCCCCGATGAACAAATATTTTCCCCTCGCTATTCTTGCTCCTTTATTTCTAGCCGAATGATTGCCGCAAATAGGGTCGTATAAAACCCGCCAACGTCTGTCGTGATATGCCCCTCTAGGCATTAAATAAGTTACAGTTCCTCTGTCCCCTGGCTTCTCCCATTCATATTTAGCGTCCATCCAGTTGGCTGAGCAGTTATCAACTACGATTATTTCCATGTCTTTAGGGTCAAATCCGTCAGCCTCCCATGCGTGCCAGATAGAATACATGGTATGTACTATATTAGGAAACTCATTTCTTGCAGGAATTATTACAGATAAAATTAAATCATCTTTAAAATTAGTGTTTCTTTCATATCCATCTTTCATCTGTAAATAGTAAGGACTGTTTTCAAAGGCGTTTTGTAATTTATCTATTACTTTTTGAATTTTATCAGTTGAACTACTCATAAGAAAGCCTCATATTTTAGGATGCCAACAATGTAATAAAACCACTTCATCTGCGACAGTATCTTCTGGAACAGGCTCTCCTTTCTGGTTATATATTTTTACTTCCTCAAAATAGTTGCGGAGATAGGCAACAAGTTCTTGTGAACGATACTCACGAACATGGTAGGGATTATCTGGTTTATCTTTTTTAATCTTCCTGAAATTTCTGTTAGGAGTTGAAAAGAAAAACTCTGTCGGCTCGTTTAATATATGACAGTTTCCTTTTTTATCTCTCTTGGTGAATTTATTTATCAAAGCCCGTAAGAATTTATCTGTATCGTAAATATGCTCTATTACTTCAATCGCCACCACAATATCAAACTTTAGAGTTTCTCTAGTATCTTCCATGATATTGAACTGGTCAAAAGTAAGTTGAGAGGAATAGAAAATGTTATTTTTCTCTCTCGTAAAAGCCTCTTTTGCAAACTCAATGGAAAAACTATTCTTATCAATGCCCCAAACAAAATCAGCTTCTTGCGATAAAATATTTGCTCCAGTTCCTGAACCACAGCCAACGTCCACAATTTTCGGTTTCCAAAAATATTTCGGGTATTGCGGGTGAGCTATTACTTTTTTCATGCAGTAATTCTTTATAAAAGAATACATATTACGTTGCGGGTAATATAAAAGAATCCCATGTTTCGCTCCTTTGGGATTATCTGCGTCTCTATGCGAACCAATAAATTGAGCGAGGTTCGCTAAAATCTGGTCTTTATCATCCATCTCCGGATTTTCTTGGTAGTCAGGGTCGAGGATGCCAAACCTGCTGACCAAAGGGGCAGAAGGAAAGGCCTCAATGTTGTCAGCAGGTTTAGAATCCCCTATCGGCTTAATTTCCTCCACGTTATTTAACTGTGAGTCAGGCACTTTTTTAACCTCCGCGATAGCCTGTTCTTTTAATTCCATTTTTCTTTTCTCTGCTTCTTCTATGGATTTATTGTAGTCGTCATAGCAAAGCAAATTAACGAATTCATCCGGCAAGGGAGTATTACAACGTTCACATTTTTTGTTAAGTAGAAAAGTTGTCATATTTATTATAATTAGTGGTGATAGGGAAGTGTTAAAACCTCCCCATCATCTTTTTTAAGTGTGCAGTATAATCTTCAGCACAATGTTTATGCCACCATCCACCAAACATTTTGCGTTTTGGTTGTGATGTTATGTAACAGTTACATCTTCCGCAAACTAGCCATTTGGCGCAATGCTCCCAAATTGTTTTCATATAACCTCCAAAGAACTATTCAAAAAAAAGTCTTTCTATTTCCTTCTTAAAGATATTATCATAATTATAGGTTTTTAATGCTCGACGTTTTACTTGCAAAGATTTGTTTATTTCAAATTGGCTGGAGATGATTTTAGCCAAGTCGAGATAATATCTTTCATTTTCTTCTTTCGGTTCTCGATATTCAAAGTCAATATAAAGGGCTTGTTCTCCAGCATGTTCCAAGAGCGTACCAACTCGTTTATTAAGAGCCAATAAATTCCCCGACAACATGGCTTCAAGTAAAACGAGCGAGGAGTTTTCGGAAACGGTAGGAAAGATAAAGATGTTACTAAGTCGGAACAAGTCCGACACGACTTTGGGTGAGACTCCGAGTTGGTACTCTTCTCCTTCCTGCGACGTAAAGATGAGTTCTTCATGGTTTATGTTTCTATCCGCCGCCCAAACCATTGTGTCCGCAATCATCTTCTGGTCGCGGGAAGCGTTGGCATGAGCGTTCGGGACTATTAATCTTACTTTATAACCTAATTCTTTTAATTTGGAATGTATCTTAATCACTTTATCCAACCCTTTGCCTGAAATCATGCGGGGAGTAGAAAGGGGATATACGGAAATAATATCAGCGTCGAGTAAGTTGTAATTTTCTATCAGTCTTAACACAAGCGGGTCTAAATCCCAGAAAGTCCGAACATCTCTCGCATTATGCACCACTCTTACATCTTTCATCCATGCTCCGTACATCTCGGCTAACTCCTGCACTTTATCGTGATTTAAATAAACTAATTTAATTCTTCCAGTAGGGTCGTTTAAAGAAAAGCGTGAAGCATGGGGATTATTTTTTAAATCTTCCCTCTTAGAGGGAGCTGAATGAACCCATGCCAATACTTTGCATTTAAGTTGAGGTAAGGCATCTCGTAAAGCGATGTTATACGGAATGAACGTATCAATAAAGAAAATATCATGGCAGATAAGAATGTCTATATCTTGCATATTTGCTTCAAACATCTCCTGCGCTTTTTTTGTGTCCTCTTTCCAGTGGGAGGGAAATTCCAATCCTTTGTAAGGCTCTAAAATCAACTGCGGGACTATTTTTCGTATTTCTACTCCTTCTGGCACTTTGTCGTCGTCCTTAAAAGAGGGGAGAACGAATAGGACTGTTTTATAGCCGTTCTTAACCAAAGCAGTAAGCTGGTCTTTGCAAACACTCACCAAGCTGTAACCTGCGTCTAGGTTGTAAAAGGTGGTCAAAATGCCGATTGTTTTCGTGTTATTCATTATACTTCTTCAGATATTTTCTTGATAACTTGATTGAGAGCATCGTTGAAACCTCCAATCGCGTAACACGCGCCGTAATTATCTGGGTCATTTTTATCTAGTTGTTCTTTTTTCATCCCCTCTGCAATCTTGATAATCCGAGCCCGTTCCCCAGCTTTAATTTCCTCATAATCCTGAATCTTGGAATTGTAGCCGTCCGTGAACGCCGCTAGTTTTATTTTCTCCATTGATTCGGAGAGAAAGGATTCAATTTCATCAAACACTTCACCAATATAACGTTCGTTGCTAGCTTTGATTCGTGTAATAAATCTATCTCGGAAAATCTTTAGGATTTCACTTTTGAGGTCTTTCATGTTTTCTTCTTTCATATCTCTATTCTTTAGTTAATGAAGGTTAAAGTAATTTTCCATTAATTGTTGCTAAATAATCGTCTTTTCCGCAAGAAATAAACCCTAATAATTTATTTATAAATAGCTTCTAAAAATTCTTCACCGCTCATATTTCTCTTCCAACCCATTGCTTCGACAACATCTCCTTTAACTCCAATTTCCGGTGCGACACCAGACATATAAGTTAAATTAGTCGCGGGGTCTTTATAAACACAATGATAAGCATCTACCGTAAAAATCTCTGCTTCTTTTGGTGTTTTCCAAAGTTCATATTTTGTGCGATGTATTCTCTTAGAAGAAAGCAATTCTGATTTTGTGTGTTTAAGAAACTCTGCTATATCTCCGTATTTCATTGCTTGTGTTCTTTGGTCTATATCTTTAATGGCAAGAATTTCCTCAAATGGCATTTTTTTTGATACTACTTTTGTCCACAGTTCTTCGGAAAAGCGAACGCCATTTAAAAGATACAAACCCCAGCTATCAGGATATTCAATGGCTTTTTCTGTATCTGAATGAAGTCTACCTTGGTTATTTCTGGTTATTTTAATTGGCCGCGCACAAACCATTACAAAATCTGTATTTGGCCAAATATAATTTACTGATTCGCATACTTTTCTGTATGCTTCAGCTCGTTCCATAATGTCTTTCGATAATTCTAATTTACAAACATCAAAAAAGAAATTAACAAAAGATGCTCCCCAATACCAACCTCCGACCCAAAATTGTCCTCCGAGCCAATAATGCCAATTTAATTTTGCCTCTCCAACAGTTTCTCTGACAGCTTCTCTGACAGCTCTTACGACAGCTTCGTCGACAGTTTCTCTGACAGCTTCTCTGACAGCTCCTACGACAGCTTCGTCGACAGCTCCTCTGACAGCTACTCTGACAGCTACTCCGACAGCTTCGTCGACAGCTCCTACGACAGCTTCTCTGACAGCTCCTCTGACAGCTCTTACGACAGCTTCGTCGACAGCTCCTCCGACAGCTTCTCTGACAGCTCCTTTTTCTTTATTTAAAATTCTACTTGCAATACTAGAGGCTAATCCTCCAACTAAAGGTGAATTAACTCGTACAACTCTAGTTGGATATTTTAATCCAGCTTTTTCATAACAAATGGGCATATATTTATCAAAAGTATCCCAGTCTGTTTCTCCAGTTTGAAGCCCTTTTTTAATCCACATATCTCGATACGCGGGTATTGCGGCTTCTTGTTCTTTTGTGAGTTTTTCTATTTTTTCCATATCAATTAGTCTATAACGTTTCTGGTTTCTAAGCTGAAATAATCGTGCTCCCTTTCGTGCTCTAATTTCCTATAACTCGGTTTAATTACATGAGTCCCGTGCTCCTCATGTGTAAGAGTTCCCGGTTCTAAAAGTTGGATATAAAGATTTCCTAACGCGTCTTTTATAACGACCATTTGCTCTGGTTCTTTAACTTTTAAACGATGGGCGTGTCCAGTAGTTTCACCTAAAGCGAGCACAAATTCACCGTTGTGTTTTTGGATTTCACCTTTAATGGATTCAAATTCTTCTTTTGTAATAAATTTTAATCCTATATCCCCTTGTAAGTGTGTTTTATTCATAGTTATTTATTATTTTAATTTCCCGTTTCTGGTGAAGTATTACAAACGTCGCAATTATCGCATTCCCTATTACATAGCCCTCCGCAATTTTCGCACTCGACTAATTTTCTTCTTTTAACTTCTCCGCATTTAGGACATTCGGAAATTTCCTGTGTTTTCTTAAACTCATGTTCGCACGTCATTGCGTCCACGTCCCCGAATTTTAATTCTCTTTGTAAATCGGTTCGGGATAAATTTTTGGCTTTTAATAACCACTCCCTAACATTGTCTTTATTAACCACTGAAATTAAATTCAATAAAGAACGCTGGTCTATGCCGTAAATTTCATTTTCCGGTATTTGAAACTTCTCAATATACACTTCATAAATCCGCATTATTCTCCTTGCTTTCTCATAAGATAATTGAAATTCGGGGTCTCCTAAAAATTCCATCCACGTTGATTTGCCATTTCCAGTAATAACCCTGTAACGTTTATCTTTATGCAAATAAATCAACTTTTTAGCCAACTCCAAATCAAGATTAAGGTTAGTGTGCTTAATTTCTTTGGCTTCTCGCCATGCCTGATATATTTCCTGCGGATTTAAGTCTGATATTTTCATCATTGATTCTGCGGAACAGTTAAGATAATTACGTCTTTTAATTCCTTGCCTACTTGCTGTTTGACTATATTGGCTCTGACCTTTTTACCAACCCATGCTTCAGTTTCATCTCCTAGGGCTTGGATTAAATTGGTTTTAGAAGTTTTGTTTATAGACAGTTTTTTAATCTCCCCATTTGGCACTGATACAGTTAAAACTAACCTCAATGTCCCTTCTTTAAATTTATTCGGCTCTTCTACTCCTTCATCTAAAATCTCCATTAACTCATCGTTTTTAACGTCCTGATGAGGAATGACGTATTGCGAATCTATTTTTACTTTCATAAGTTATTATTGTTGTTCATCTATTAATGGTTCTGACCCTAAATCTATTTTTACGTCGAGTTTTGCTTTATCCAGCTTTTCGGCCTTTATTTTCTCTTTTTTAAACTCGGCAATTTCATGCTCAACGTCTTCTCTAGCCATTTTATGCAAAGAGTTGGATAGAGCTTTGACTATCTCTTTACCTGAAGTGGCTAATATCTCTTGGGAGTAAGAAGCAAAAAAATCAGCAGTCTGATAGTTTCCTAGGTTTAATTTCCTAGAGAAACTTCTAGCAATAGTTATTTTTAAGTCATTCATATATGGAGTATATTCCTATTAAGTCTGTTTGTCAAGTCTACTATTACGATAACAACCCATGAAATACTTGGCTCTATTTTTAATATCGCCATTCTGTTTCATTTCGGATATTATCTGCCATGTCTTATCTTTTCCTAGTTTCTTTATAATTCCTAAATACATGGCAAAACGTTTAGGTTCGCCGACGAATTTAGAAACTTCTTCAGCTATGTAATGTAATTCAGAATGAATGTTATTCTTCATTGATTATTGAAAAAAAATGTTTTTGTTCCAAACTTAAATCATTATAATCTTGATACTTTTTAAAAGATTCTTTTGTATAAACCATAATTACAATTTGTCCAGTTACTCCATGTATTGTCTTAACTAAAACAAAGCCGTTTACCTCTTTAACTTCTCTTTTTTCTTCCTTCGAAAAGAATGATTTTAAAAACTCTTGCGCATTATTAGATTTATATTTACTCATAACAAATAAGTTTCTCCTTTTACTTTTATTATCCCTATAAGAGTGAAGAATAGATAATAAGATTTCTTATGTTTCTTAATTCAGTCTGTCTTTGCAAAGCCCTTGATGGCTTGTTGTTTCCATCTCAATCTCGTTTAGGAAACACATTAGACTTCTCTAATGAATCGGTGAAATGAACCCGCGCATTCGTACTTCCGTTTCCAGAAAAGAAATTAAGGGCGCGTCCTTTTTTGTCTTTCGGACGCGCAGTGCGTTTTCAGGCGCACCCCTAATTTCTCTTCTATACGGTCAGCGACAGTTGTCGGGAGTAAAACCATACCTCTCCATCTCCATCTCCAGAGAATCAGAAATCATTAAGATTGTAAAAACTAAAACCCGCTAGATGTGATAGCGGGCTTTGGTATATCCATATCACATCTACGAATAATTTAAGTCTAGTAGGTTTTTCATAGACGCTCAAGTGGATAACTCAACGCCTATCCCATGACGGCATAATCGTGTAAAATAATGCGTATGAATGTTGCAAAACAAGACAGCCACGGGAGCGTTTGGTTCAACTGCCCCGCGTGCAAAACTCCGCACAAGATAGAAACAAAAGGTGCAACGACTTGGGGCTGGAATGGGTCGCTGGAAAAGCCAACATTTGAGCCGTCTATTCTCGCTACTTGGGATGAGGGTGAGGAACATACGCCGAAGCGTTGCCACTCATTTGTGAAAGACGGGCAGATACAATTTCTCGGCGACTGCACTCACGAGCTTGCGGGTCAGACCGTTCCGTTGCCTGAATGGGATTATGTCGTGAAGGGATAGGCATCGATAACTCTAAAACGGAATATCCTCTGACTCTATCGGGCGTTTCGCTTCTTTTTCTTTCTCTTCATGGTATAGGTTTTCGAAAGTATCTACCACGTTTCGCAAAGACTCAAAGTTATCTATAAATTCGTCGTGCGAAATTGTGTATTTGCCGTCTGCGGAAGGAAATTTAATTGATATATATATATGCATAATTAAATGTCTATATTAAACTCTTCTTCGACCATTTTATTAATTGATAATATTAACTGCTCTCCATAATCGCCTATATTCTCTTTAACGGCGTGTTCTCTCCAATCAACCGCACTTGATAACCATATTTTGTTTCTATCGCTCTCGACTATCCGGATAGTCCCTTCTTTATCTTGAATGAGTTTGTCGAAAACGCTTTTCTGTATTCCGTAGCCGTCATGCTTAACAAAATAATGCTTGCTAAAATCGACATATTTTTCAAGTAGGAAAGTACCGTCTTTGAATTCTTGATAATATCCGATTGTCTTTCCTTTGTGATTTAAAACCAGTTTTTTAACTGTTGGCCTTAAATTGTTTGTTATTTTCATCTATTTTTCTAATCGCTTCCGTTATGTTTATCAATGCTTCGACCACCGATAATCCATATATCTCGCTATTAAAGTCCGATGCCTTTAATGCGTTAAACATTCGTGAACGGCGCGCAACTAGGTTATAACGAAGGGATTTCTCTTTTTCGAGTCTATCATCATCTTCTGCACAAAGTCGCTCTAATAGGGCATTGTGGCGTAATTCCTGCTCGGCTTTATCGAGCGTCATTGTGTCGTTTGCGATAATAGCCATTTTTCGCCTTCTTTGAAACTCCCGATATTTTTTTAACGCTTCCATGTTAGATAAACGAAATTAAAAACGCTAAAACGTATAATCCGAGAGAGAGGCTAATAATTATATGCCATGATTTTTTCCACTCCGCTATCAATTCTTTTATACTCATTTTATTATTTATTATTTTAATAATTCGACTTTTATTTTTAATTACTGACATGGAGGGAAAGGCAATAGTGAGGCTAAACTATTAACAGGGTTTATTTAATGCGACCCGTGAATTATCGCAACCTCAAAATTAAACCCTCCATGCCAGTAAAAAGAATAGAAACGCCCTTGCGACTATTGGGAGGCTATTTAATTTCGTCTTTTGCTATTATTCTTACTTCGTACAATCCATTTGGATAAACTTGTACGTTATTAAATTTTTCGTAAAGCTCGCTTCGTAATTCTACGGCTTTTTTTATGTCCTCTTCGGTTTCATAAGCCAACGTATATACTATTTCTTTATCCATGTTTTTATTCCCATTGCCTTTTTTTCGCTTCTATCCTTTTTACTGGCAACTATCCCAAAATCAAGGCGTAAATGCTTACTCGATTTATAAGCAAGGCGGTTATAATGCTTCTACTTGCGATTTATGGAATAGGGCGTAGCGTTTCGGATATAATGTTTTTTTGCTGTCATCATCCTCATTTCCTATCCATGTAATACCTTCTATTTTCGATGTTTCACCTTTCTTAACTTTGAAGCCAGTAGAACGCCAGCCGTTAAATGTTTTAGCGTCAACGTAGGGCGTACCTTCTAAGCCTAGCCTTTGCATTTGCATCATTACGAAATAAAATCCCGTATAACTTATTTTATAATCCGGCGACTCTTTCAAAATCGCTTCATATTTCGCTTTCATGTCTACGTCATTTTGGCTTAGTTCTTTATTTTTTTGCCAATTTTGACGCAAGGTTTTGAAATACTCTTTTTTTTGTTCAGTGGTATATGTAGTCATGTTTTTTATTTATTCCTATTGCCTTTTTTATTACGCCTTGATTTTGGGATAGTTATTATTTTTGTTTTCAAAGTACGGATTGTATAGTAAGATATAAGAAGGGACAACGAGTTTGAAAGCCTATTAAAAATTTATTGAGCTTATCTGCGTTTATCCCTTCTCAAATATCTAACTATATCCATCATAGTCTTGTCTCTTATAATGTCAATAACAAGACAAAGAAGTTATACACATTTATGAATGAAATTATTATAATCGTTATATTTCAAGCCATTTTTTTACTTATAGGCTATTATTTAGGACGACATACTCAACATAATATATTTAATGATGTCAATAGCGTTAAGCTAACAAAGCAGGAAAAAGAAATGATGAGAAATGATTTTAAAACGACAATAACTAGCCCATTTGATAAACAAAAGCATGAGCAAATGATAAATGACCTAACCAATGACAAGTCTTAAAACACGACATAGCATGGATATATGCTTATTATTATATCTAATCTAATTATATTTAATTAAATCTAATGCCTAGGAATAAATTACAACTCAATGCTATTGCAAAGGAATTCATAGCAAATGGAATGAATGCATCTCAAGCTGTTATGAAAGTTAGACCTAATTTAGCTAAACCTTCGGCTCAAGTTATGGCTTCTAGGATGTTACATAATGATAATTTTAAGCAGGAAGTCAATAGTCTATTGCCTAAGGATAATGAGGATTTAGAGCAATTTAACAAAGCATTTAACGCTAAAACAGAGAAAAGCATAAAGTATTCAGACCTTGCCAAATTCCTTGAACTCTCACTCAAAGCAAAGGGTAAGCTAGGCAATGACAATGCTAAAGCTAATACCAACATTGGGATAATCATTGAAAAATAAAGGTTTATTACCTTGTTCGCTTTATAGCTGTTGTGCGAACTTGACAGATGATAAGGGGTCGGGGTCTAGAAACAAAGGGTATGGGGTTTGAAAAGAATTATTAACATCCTCCCACATTAATTCTAAAAATAACTAAGTGAAACAAAGAGAAAATACACTACACATCACCAGAAGCATTCTAATACCCCTAGAATCAAAGTACCCCCCTGTTGAGTATCAGTTATCGACTTTTACTAAAACTTTTAATTTCGCCCAGTCAGAATTGATTTAAACACTATTCCTATGCCAGACTACATGCCCAAAGGTGGAGTTAAGGAATTACTCAAAAGCTCTAATGGCCGAAGATACCTAGCTAAGCTACAGGAACGCCATGCTCTTGACATACTTCAACCTAGTAATCCTAAGTTCGAGAAAGTGTACGGACAGAAGATAAAACAAGACAAGTCCAATAAAGAGAGAGATGAAAGTTTAGCCAAGTCTCAATGGGGAGAGTTAAAAGAACGAAAAAAAATAGGCCAATGGAGAGCTAAAAATCCAGGTCTTAAATTATCCAAACCTAAATGAGGTTTCCTAACCCATTCTAATGAAATTTAAATTTGCTGATGTTGAGTCCGGTGAAATAATTTCCACATACGAATTCAATCCTTCGCAAAAACGCTTTTGGACTTCTCCCAAGAAGTTCGTTTTATTTTCCGGAGGTTATGGTTGTGGAAAATCTCTCATGCTCATCTTAAAAGCCACTGACTTATGTTTGCGCTATCCCAAAAACTATATTCTTATGGGAAGAAAAACTTATCCTGAATTACGCGACTCCTTAATCAAAGACTTCTTCAATGTTGTTCCCGACAATTTAATCCAAGACTATCTTAAAGCTGAAGGTAGATTAAAATTCCGTAACGGCTCGGAAATCATCTTTAGGCACTTGGACACAATAGCTGAAGGTGAAATCCGTTCTATGAACCTAGGCGGCTTTTTTATCGACCAAGCTGAAGACATCTCCCGTAATGTCTTTCTGGGGTTAAGGGGCAGATTAAGACGTCAGGGCATACCCGACGGGGAAAGAAAGGGGTATCTATCCACCAACCCCGCCCTAACTTGGCTCTTTCACGACTTCAAACAAAACCCTGAACCGGAGTATGAAGTCATCGAAGCCTCTACACTCGAAAACGAAAAGAACCTGCCTTCCGAGTATGTCCAAGACCTCCTGAAATATCCTGAAGGGTATAAAAAACAATTCGTCTACGGCATCTGGGATTCCGACTTATTAGCTGACCGTATCGTGATTGCAAGAGAGTACCAAACAAAACTTTGGCAATATGAAATGAAACCCAAATTTCAAAGAGAGGGACTCGATGTTTTTAAGGAATATCAAAAAGGGCATAAGTACCAAATGGGCGTTGACCCTTCAGAAGGAGTTGTTGAACCCGGCGTGCCGGACGAGAAACAAAAATCTGATGAGTTCTCGGTTTCCATAGTTGACCTCTGTTGTGATGAAGAAGTAGCGTCCACGTCCGGTAGAATTCCTCCTGACTTACTTGCCGAGAAAGTAGAATTCTGGGCTTCTTTGTATTCGGATAAGGATAATAAAATCACGATTGTTCCTGAAATGAATTCAATAGGTCTTGCCTTGGTTAACGCTTTAATGAAAAAGGATTTGAAGATTTATCGGAGAGAGGAATTTGAAAAAAAGACGGGCAAGCGTTTTGAAAAAGTAGGCTGGCGTACTACTCGCCAGACCAAGCCTCTCTTGGTTTCCCACTTCCAGGAATTATGTCGATTAAGAGAGCCAAAAATCAGGAGTGCCAAAACCTTAAACCAAATCAAAACCTTTGTTTATTCCGATGAAGCCAACTTAAACGGCATGGGCGCGGAAGAGGGATTTCACGACGACAGGGTTATCGCTTCGTTCCTAGCCTTCTGGGAGAAGAAACAAGTAACCGCGTCCACCATTACTTCACCAGGAGGCGGAGAAAAGGAAAAAAATAATTCTCCTTATACAATTATTGATGGAAAGATTTATCCGAAGCGAAATAGTCAGTTGTATAAACCAACATTGGAAATTGAGAAGAGTTGGGTGCTAAAATAAATTATGGCATTACTAGACAGATTTTTTAAAGGCAACCAACCACAAGAAGAGAAGTTTTTTATTGATTCAACCGACGATGAAATTCTCGAAACCTTTACCGCGTGGCTTTCTGAATCTTCTTCTTACCATGATTATCTCTTAAAGAAACAAGAACTTGCCGAGCAGTATTATCGTGGCAATCAGACCGAGCGCGATATGCTCCCAGGACATAAAGTAAACTCTGTTGAGAACCGTATCTTTGAAGGGGTGGAGACAATAGTTCCAGTAGTTACGGCTAATGCTCATCAGTTCGTTGTCGTGCCTGGAAGTGAAAATGAAATCTCTTTAAATAAGGCGCAGAAACTTCAAAAGGTTTTAGGCAAGAAATATACGGAACTCGAAGTTCAGAAAAAGCTGGAGGACATTACCCGCCATTTAATGCTTTTCCGTTTTGGCGTAGCTAAATGGTGCTGGTCTTATGAGAAGGATGACCTAGATATTGAAGTTAAAGACCCTCGTTTGATTTTAGTTTCGGATATGCCAAGTCTTGACCTGCATGAGCTTCCTTACAAAATCGAACTTCAGGAATATACTAAAAATGAAATCAAAGACTACTGGCCGAAAATAAATGCGGATGAATTAACCGCGACTGCGGCTTGGGATAAAGTATCGGGCAACATTCCCAAATCATCTGACTATAAGGGCATGCTTACCTATAAGGTCTTTGAAGTCTGGTCGCGCGAGATGACCGCCTGGATATGCTCCGGGAAGATTTTAGAAAAACGGGAAAACCCCTATTGGGATTTTAAGGGTGAAGAAAAAAAGGAAAGATATTTTGATAGAAACGGCAAGCGTAAAAATAAATCCAAAGTAATTTTTCATAACCACCTAGACCGTCCTACTGACCCCTATGTCTTCTTCTCCCCTTACGGATTAAATAATCCCGCCCTAGTTGAGCAGGTGATTTCCATACAGGATTTGATTAACGTTGGCAAAAGAAATATTGCCGAGAATTTAAAGCGCATGGGTAATGGGCAAGTTTATGTTGATTCGGATGCGATGACCCAAGAGAAGTCTGATAATATTACGGATGAAATCGGTTTGGTTATTCGTGGTGAAGGTGTTGCGTCGGAAAATAAAGTAAGAAGAGAACCAGGTGTTCCTTTGCCGGAAGCTCATTTCGCCAACTTAACTCATACGGAAGCAACCTTTGACAATATTATGGGCGTTCATTCCGCGACCAGAGGAGCTGCCAATGCTAAAACTTTAGGTCAGGACATTCTTTCAAGACAGCAAGACTTTACTAGAGTTGACTTAATAACCCGATGTTTGAATCGCGGAGTATATCGTCTAGCCAATGGTCTTGTTCAGTTAATGAAACTCTATTACACCGAGTCTCATGTAATTAAGATTTTGGGTGAAGACGGCGCGATTGAGTTCATTAAAATGAACCGGGATGATATTGAAGACCATATTGAGATTGAGGTTAAGTCGGGGGTTACTTTGCCGATGGATGAGGTTTCATTAAGAACTGAAGCTGTGCAGTTATGGCAATTAGGAGCTTTAGACCCCACTACTCTATTTGAAAGACTTAAATTCGCAAACCCAGTGAAAGCGGCTGAAAGACTTTTGGCTTGGAAAACAGGGCAATTAACCCAAGAAACTATGGCTAAAATAGCTGAAATTAGAGAACAGGGTAAAATTCAAATGTTGACTGGGGCTATGAAAGGAGGTGGTGGAGGCGGAGAAGCTACGCAAAAGGAAACGCCAATGGGCGAGACTGGACGTGGGGTAGAAACGCCACAAAATGTTTTACAAAGGTCGACGGCAGGACTAGGAGGCTCTGCTCCTTCCTTGCCAGGAATACCAAAGATGTAGATAATAAAGACAATGCCGTTACCAAAAACCGCAGATGTTGGGAAAATAATGCACGAGCTTAAAAGCTCTAAGAAGAAGCGTTCAAGAAAACAAAAGATTGCTATTGCCTTGCATCAAGCGCGTAAGTACGGCTATAAAAAATAAATTTATGGAACATGGGAAACATATGTCGGAGAAAGAGATGAAAAATAAAATGGCGATGAAAAAAGTCATCGCTAAACGTCGTAAAAAAGCTAAGAAATAGTTTTTACAAAAGTCTTTTTAATAATTTTAATACTCCGTTCTTTAAATAGAACGAGGGCAAACCACAATGCCAAATGAAAATAATAGTGAGAATTTATTAGACGGTATTGATGAGGCCGAGGAGTTTGAGCCAGAGGAAACAACTGAAACTCCTGCAGAAGCTGAATCAAAAGAGGAAACACCACCCGCTTCTAAAGAAGAAGAAAAGCCCGCTGAAAAAAAAGAAGAAGCAGGTGAGGGAGAGACCAAAACTCCTGACAAAAAAGATGAGAGATGGCGGGACAAATACTTTAAGCTGAAACAAGCTCAAAGTATTAGCGCACCAACTGAAAAGCCGACTGAAGACGAAACGCCACAAGACGATAAAGAAAAGGCTGCAAAGTCTTATATTGAAAACGTCATTAAGGAGGTTTTATCTAAGGAGAAACAAGAAGAAGATAAAGCGGTTACTGAATTTGAAGATACTTTAAATAAAACGCTGGAAGATAATCCAGATGTTAAAGAATCTTCGGTTCTCGATATTATTGAGGAATATGAAGACGAACTTTCGGGTTTGCCTCCAGAAAAAATAGTAACTACTGCTATTAAAATAGCAAAAAAGCAACAAGAATTTGGGATTGAAAAACCTAAACCTCGTATGCCTACTTCTAGGCGTGCTTCTCCAAACGTAGAGGCGACCCCTAAAAAGGAAACCGACGTAAAAGATAAAACTATGTGGCAACTCGCCCAAGAAGCTATTTCAGAAATGCGTAATAGTAAAAAATAGTTTTATTCACAATTAACTTCTCGAAACAAATTTATGGCTATTGCTGCTGGTAATTTTGTTACAACCACTACACGGGAAAAGTTTTTCCCTAAAGCGGTTGATAACGTATTTGAAGGCAATATCCTGTTCAATCGTTTAAGAGGAAAAGCTCGCCCTTGGACTGGCGGACACAGAATGGTCATTTCATTGACCGTTTCTGAACGCAACCAAGGTGGCTCTTTCTCCGGCTTTGACCAACTTTCGACTACACAGGAAGATGTCAGGCAGAGAGCGACAATCGACCCGTCAGAATACTACTGGCCGGTTGTGTTTTCGGGAATTCAGTTAGCAACTAATAAAGGGCCAGAAGCCTTTTTAAATCTAGTTGCTGAAGAATTTTCGGACACAGCTCGTTCACTCTCGGAAAAGCTAGGGGAAGACCTCTACCTCGACGGAACAGGGAATGCTTCGAAGGACATATCAGGTTTGGTTTATCACATTGACGATGGACGTTTAAGTTGTGTCGTCAAAAAATTTGGCTATATGCTGGAACAACTCGTTAAGTTGTTAGTACCAGAAATGGTAAAAATCTAACAAATAGAGTCAATCAGCAGGAAAGAACCTTGAAATATATTGCGACTTGTGAGAGAATTAGGATATGGACAAATGTGGAAATTGTAATAAAAAAATCCATATTCCTAATTGGAAAAGAAAATCTTATTCTGGAAGAAAGCCTAATAAACATTTCTTTTGTAATATAGTCTGTCATCGGAATTGGTGGATAAGGACTGTATCTAAAAAATTTAAAGGAAAAGGAAATGTTCGTTGGAGCGGAGGATTACAGTTAAAACATTGTCTTACCTGTAAGAAAGATTTTTTTATTCAGAAATATCGAGAGAATAAAGCAAAGTTTTGTTCTCATCGATGTAGAGCGAAATGGGCTTTTACAGGGAAAAGAAATCCAAAATGGAATGGCGGTGTATCACGCGACCAAAGAGATATCCTGCCCGAATACAGAAATTGGCGGAGCGAAGTATATAAAAGAGATGGTTGGGAATGTAAAATCTGTAAATTCAAAGGAAGAATGATTGTCGCCCACCATATAAAAATTTGGAAGACTTTTCCAAAATTAAGATTTAAAGTAAACAATGGAATTACTCTTTGTAGAAGGTGCCATTGTAGGTTGCATACTCTCAACAAAAAAACAATAGATTTTTCGGTTATCCTCAGAGACTATATGCCAAAATCGCTTTAGCGATATGATATAGTCCGACCTGCATAGAGATATGCAGAGATAGGCAGAAATGACCTATCCCCTTATAAGGGTAACAAAATTGGCTACAAACGCCGCCACATGGCAGGGCTTATCAAGAAACACTTACACCAATTTGCGCTCAACCTTGACCGCACAATCTGGTGCTTTAGGTTTCGCTAACCTTGCGACGGATTTTGACGCCGCCCAGAGGGGTTCTGATTCACCAACATTGGTAATCACAACGCCTGCGGTATTCTCGATTATTGAAAGATTGGTTACTCCAACCGTAAACGTAAACTACGGCCAGGTGCTTCCAGTAGGTTCCCCAACGGGACAAACTGAAGGTGCCGGAACTAGAGTCCACTACGGCGTGAACTCCCTTTACTACAGGGGCGTTCCGATAATCGCCGATGAAAAATGCACAGCTGGAAACATTTTCACCTTAAATGAAAATCACTTGAATCTTTACCAACTCGACTACACAGGCGAGATGGTGGAGGCTTCTAAGGAAGGCTTTGCTTGGACAGGTTGGAAAAAATCACAAAATCAAAATGCTATTGTCGGTTTTTACCTGAAGAGCAAAATGGCCGACATTAAATCCTCTCTAATTAATTTGGGAAACTCTGTCCTAACCAGAATAGTTGAAGCCTTCCAAGGCGTATGCTATTATGGTTGGTATGACAACCCACAACAAGCGCAAGCAGTTGCAGAGACTGAACGAGAGGAAGGCTACGCGTTCGCGTTTGCCTAAGCGACAGTCCGACCTTAACAGAAATGTTAAGAGCTTGGCAGAAATGGCCAAGCCCCAAAGAAAAAAGTTCCTTCATAAATTATATTGGGATAAAGAAATGTCTCTCCATGAAATCGAGAAGTTTCTGAAAATAAACTACTCGACCATCCGATACCACTTTGAATATCTTAAAATACCTTTCAGAAAGAGATTGAAGGCGTTAGAAGTAGGAAGAAATAAGAGAACTGGCGGACATAGTTTTAACTGGAAAGGCGGTAGAAAACTTTGGAAGAATAGATATTGGTATCTTTATAAGCCTGAACATCCGAACGCCAACAGCAGAGGATATGTTTTAGAACATAGGGCGGTGATGTCGGAAAAGATTGGAAGGGCGTTAAAAAAAGACGAAGTGGTGCATCACATAGATGGAGATAAAACAAATAATCATCCAGACAATCTCCAGTTGATGCTTCAAGGCGGTAGATATAAATATCATGGTGTTCCCATCTTTTGTCCTAAATGTAATTTTGAATTAACACAAGAATCTTTGGAGTAACAAAAAGCACTTGCTCTTCGCAGGGCAAATAGTCGGTGATTCCCCAAGGACAATGGCGCGCAGAACTGGCGTAACTTCTTAATCTTATGTCTACTTACACAGGTGAATCAGTTATTTTCGGTGGGCTTCCTCCAGTAGTGGATGAGGCAAATCCAACACATAACCTCGGACAGAAGTTGGTTACTCCGGACGGACGTTCGTTTCGTTATGTGCGCGCTGGAGGCACGGCTTTAGTTGCTGGAAATCTTTTGCAGTCAATCGCTGAAGATACTGGCGAACAAGACTTAACGCCTACGGCAACAGCCATTGGCGCGACCACAATAACCACTTCCGCGATAACAGTTACAGCGAACCAATACGCGGGAGGATATGTTCTTGTAACAGTTACTCCTGGAATCGGTCAGGCCTTTAAGATTAAATCTCATCCAGCCTCAACTGCTGCGGCGGTAACTTTGACTCTTGAAGACCCAGTGCAGGTTGCCCTGACGACAACTTCTCGGATTGATTTAGTTCCCAATATCTACGAGGGCGTAATCGCTCATCCTACAACTTCTTCAGGCGTTCCTGTTGGAGTTGCGGTCAACGATATTACGGCAAATCAATATGGTTGGATTCAGACTGGCGGTATCGCCAATGTGCTGAATGACGCGGCTGGCGCAATTACAGTTGGAGCAACGGTAATGCGTTCTTCTTCCGTAACTGGCGCGTTAAGAGCGCACACTGGCGCAGTTCCCGCTTTCGGTTATGCCTTAACAGGTATTGCTGCTTCCGAGAATGGCGCGGTCAAATTGAACATCGATTAACAACTAAACAGCTAAAAGTTCTGTGGGGCAAATAATTATCAAGCCACGCGGAGCGATTAAGCAATTCAAGAACTATGGCTGAATTAGACGCAATATCATTAACAAACCCCTCTACGGAGGATTTTACTCATAACTACAACGGAGAGCCGTATACGATAAAAGCTGGCGAGACTAAATCTTTCGCTAAATTCGTGGCCTTTCATTTAGCCAAACATCTTTCGACCAAGATGATTGTGGATGAAACAATTAAGAAAGCGACCAAGAAAGAAGTGGAGCAGATGTACACCAAAGAAGGTTCAACTTCCCGTCTTGCTGGCCTTATTGGGCAATTAAATGTCTATGACTCTCCAGAAAGGCGCATCGCACTATACAAAATGTTCGGGGATAAAGACGTGGTGCAAAAAGTAATCACTTCTTATCCCTTTAAAGGTTTTATAGGCGAGATGAAACTATACGACGATTTTGTAGCAAAGGGTGAAACCAAAGTCGAGGAATAATTCGGTATATAACTTAAATACCAAATGGCCGGTTTTTATGGCAATCAAATTGCAAGAAATGTCCGTAATGGTATTTGTAAGGTAGGGCCTGGAGCTTGGACACAACTTACTTCAAGTCAACTTGGAGGAGTGGTAACGAGAACCAATCTTGAACAAAGACAATGGATTTCGCTTCAAGCAAGAGGCCCTGGCGCACTTGCATTAACTTATACTTCGAGAGCAATAAATGGCGATACCTTCGCTACGACTGTTCCCGCGTATAACGCGCATGACGCTAAAATAATACCTGCAAATACTGTTTGGACAGAACCGCTTTCTGATGATGTTATGCTTTGGGGAAGGTTTCAGGCTAAGGCAGGCTCGACTGCTGGAGGTATGAAAGTTGTAGTAACGGAATACGCTTAGAAAATATGGCAGAATTTGCATTTACACAACTCACCGCTTCTAACTTTTCGTTTACTACGACTTCTTCATCAACTTCTACCAGTACGTCTTCTACAACCACTTCTTCTTCCACCAGCACTACCACATCGTCTTCATCGACATCAACTTCAACTTCAAGTTCGTCGTCTACGACTTCAAGTTCGTCAACTTCGACTTCAACAACATCAACTTCCTCAAGTTCGACTTCGACTTCAAGTTCGTCAACCTCGACTTCGACGACTACCTCGACTTCTTCGTCCACAACGACGACTTCGACCAGTACCTCGACTTCGACGACAACCTCGACAAGTACAAGTACAAGTACGACAACCTCAACTTCGACGACTTCAAGTTCTACTTCTTCGTCTTCGTCTACTACCAGTACGTCTACTTCGACTTCTACGACTTCAAGCACGACAACGTCGTCTTCGACGACTACGGCTTAGTAAACAAAATCAGAAGCAAAAAAACTCCCCTGTTAATAAAGTTTCCTTGTGCTTTAGGGGGAGTTTTTCTATTATTTAAGTATGTGTTTTAGTGTGGTAGAATAGAACATATGAGAATGTCTCCATTTATTCAGGGGTATATAATAGGAATCATAGAGGGTGAGGGTTATGTTGGTATTTCTCGCCATAAGGCTCATTCTAAATATAAAGGTAAGGTTTATTCCTATAAATCATTTGTTTATAGACCAAGAATAGATATAACTGGAACATGTAAAGAATTTATTTATTTTATAAATAAAACATTCCCTAAAACTAGGGTTGACACTTGTAGAGAGAAAAATTCTAAGCAT